GGATGGTGTCGAAGTTGCCGACGAAGCCGAGCGCCTTCGTGTCGACCGCGAGGACGCCAGAGCCGCGGACCGTGTTGGACACCGACGCTCGGTGCCCGTCCAGGTCAGAAACCTCGGTCCCGAGCCGAAACTCGGGGTAGAGCTTCTGCTCGGTCGTGGTGTTGCGCAACGCCGAGAACTTCGCCGCGTAGGTCGGGTCCAGCGCGATGTCACGCGGGTTGAACCCGTCCGCGAGGACAAGCGCGTCGGCGGCATCGAGGCTGACGTAAGGCTTGTCGGCCGCGACGTACTCCACGAGGTTCGTCGTGTCCGTGAGACCGCCATTCATGGCCGCCACGACGGCGCCACCAGTGGGGTTGACCTCGTGGAACACGCCGAAGTCGAGTGCGCGCGAAAGAGCCGGCTGGATGAGGTCCAAGATCTCCTGGATAACCTCCAACTGACGGTCCTCGTCGGCCCACAGAACCTCCTCGTTGAACCGGAGGGTCTTGTGGAACTTGAACGGCTTGATGGTCTTGGTCGACGCGGAAACAGTGGATGCGCCCTTGGCGCCGCCCTCGGCGACGTACTCGGCTTCGCCGATGTCGAACGTCCACGACTCACCCTCACCGAAGGTCATTGGCGTGGGAGTGGACAGGGTCGCCACGGCGGACCCGTTCTTGATCTTGCTCAGCCAGGGCGTGATCTTCTGCTTCGGGATCGTGAGCGACCCGGTTGCGAAAGCGGTCATGCGGGTTCCCTCCTTGAGGGGTTACTCGGCAGTGGCGCGACCGAAGAGCTTGCGAACGAACTCGCGCTCTTCGTCCCCACCCGTTGCCTTGGGGTTGTTGCCCTCACGGGGCACGATGTTGGCCTTCTTCTTGCGCTCCGACGCCTCGGCGATCCGCTTGGCCTGCGCCTCCAGGGTTTCCGCATCCGTTCCAGTCAGGAGCAGGTCGCGGTCCTCGGCGCTGATGCCATGTCGGGCCGCAACGTCGCTGCGAAGCGCGCTCGCCTCGGCGGCGGCGGTCCGCTTCTCCATTTCGGCTAGGCGGTCCTCCACCGTCTTGGCGCCCTCGGCCTTGGCCTTGAGCGCGTCGTAGTCGGCGTACTTCGCCCGCTCACGCTGGACGCGCTCCCGCACGATGCGGTCAACGTCGGCCTGCGTGAAGGTCTCCGTGGTGCCGGTGTCCGGCTCGGTGGTGCCGGCCGGCGCCTCGGTGATGGTTGGGGTATCGGGCATGCGCAATCTCCGTGCCTCGTCAGGTGGAACCCGGCTTTGGGCGCAGCCGTCGCGCTTCGCCCCCCGCGTTCGGGGGTGGTTCAGTGGGTGCCGAGCGCCTTGCGCATCTCGGCAAGGGTGTCTTTGGTGCCGCGGCTGCTGCGTGCTGCTGCTGCGTAGACATCGAAGAGCGCGTCGGGGTCATACCCGTCCGGAAAGTCGCGGCTGTCGCGAACGAGGATCACGGCGCAGTCACACTCGCCGTGGAACTTGCGCCCGTCCCCGCCCGCCGTCCGCGCGGTCGAGTAGACCGCGCCGCGAGAGGCGAGCATGGTGCAGAACGCGCACGTATGCGGCCCGTGAGGGACGCGCGCCCAACCCGCGCCAGAGGCGACCGCCGACTTCGCAAGCGTCGAGCGTCCCGGTTGTTTCACGAGTTCGTCGAGAATGACCGTGAGTGTCCCAACCTGCTCGGGAGTCCCGATCGCCCACCGCATCCGGGCGTTCGCCCGGTCCATGTCGACCGGCTCGACCATGACGACCTCCGGGGCGATCCCCAGATCGGAGGCCCACGCTTCGAAAACGTCGGCGGCGACCGTGGCGGACATGTCGCCGTATGCCGCGATCAGCTCGGGCCAGGTGCGCTCAAGCGCGACGCGGACGGCCGGTAGGTCTCCCGGGTCCGGGAGGGTTCTCCACAGCGCCAGCAGGTCGCCCTTGGCGCGCGTTGAGAGCGCCCGGAGGGCCGCGCTGAGGTCGTCTACCTCACGGCGCGACGGCATCGGCCTGCGGCGGCTGCGTCAGGGCGGTAATGGACGCCCGGGCCTGCGCCCGTCGCTTCTCGGCCATCGCTCGGGCCCGCTGCTGGGCGTCGAGGCCCAGCAACTCCAGGCCCACCTCGGTCTCGGCCAGCCACGGAACGGCTGCGAGTTGCTTCGACCCCGCGTCGGCCTGCGCGGCACGAGAGAGGTACATCGGCGAGCGCCACTTAGCCGCGATCGTCAGCCACTCGGCCGGCACGTCGGACTCACCGTTGCGCATCGCGAGCGCCCGCACCATCGTCCGCCGCAGCGGAGTCGACCAATCGTCGGTCGCAGCCTCCGCCGCCGCGATCAGCTCCTCGCGCGATGCGATATAGGCGTCTGCCGATTGCGGGTTGGCCATCTCCTTGATCGCCAGTGCGTTCTCAGGGAGGTCCATCTCGTGGGCGAACAACTTGGCGTAGGCGTTGAGGCTGTCCAAGTGCGGCCCGGGGGAAGCCGCCTGGAACTGCTTTACGTCGGCCCGCGCGTTGGGGTCACCCTCGCGGTCCGGGTCGTCGGGGATGGCTTTGATGCGCCCAAGCGCAACCTGCCAGGCGGTCTTCGTGCTGCCGTCCGCGTTCTTGAAGATCGACTCGTCGGCGCCCATTAGCCACATGTCCGGCCACGAGAACACGTCGGAGTGGCCTTCTAGGCGCATCAAGGTGCGGATCGCTGCCGCGTGGAAACCCATCGCGGCGCGGGAGATTCGCGACGACCCGAACTCCCTGCCCGTCCTTGGCCGGTAGACCAGAGGCTCGGCCGGGACGCCCCAGGCGTGCTCCTGGCGGTCCGTGACGCGCCAGCCGCCGTCATTGGCGGCCGTGATTGTCAGGTCGGGCAGGTAGAGCACGAGTGCTGTCGGCTGGCCCTTGTCGTCACGGTCGGTGATCGACAGGAGACTGTCTAGCGCGCGGCGCCGGGTGTTCCATTCGCCAGTCGCGTTGAGCGCGTCCTTCGCGTGGATCAGCACGTCCGGCTCGCCGTCTCTGCCCTTCGTGGTCACCATGAAGGAGACGCCGTGGATCAGCGAGGACAGGCGGGCCGAAGCGACCTCGGAGGCGAGGAAGTTCGCGTCCCACACCTCGCGGTACCCGAGCGTGTCAAGGTCTCCATCCGGCCACACGAAACCATCGAGATTGCAGCGGCGAGCGAGGGAATCCACGCCTTTCGCGCACCATCCGAGCGTGAGCCCCAGCCCGTAGTACTGGGGTGCGATGGTCGACAAGCGACGCCCGACACGCTCCATGTCGTAGTAACCGAGCCGGACGATGTTGCGGGACTCGCGGTCGCCCAGTCGCTTCACCAGGCTGTCGAGAGTGCGCTGCTCATCCTCGGTCAACCCGAGTACCCGGACGGTCTCCACTACAGGACCACCGCCCTTCGCTTAGGTGCGCCCTCGGCGCGTTGTCGCCCGGGGCGCTTGACGTTGTCCGACTGCGCCCCGATCAGGGCGAGATTCATGGCGAGCACAGGCGTAATATCCGACGCCGACGACATGCGCGAGAACGTCCACAGGCCCGTGTCACCGAGGGCTCGCTTCCCCGCCACAGCGACCGCGCCGGTCAGCTGCGGCTGTCCGATGTGCGCGAGAGACGCCGTGACGACCGCGGCGAGCAGATTCGAGCAGCCTGAGCCGAGTTCCTTGACGGTCGGGGCCGTGACGACGGTCTTCGTTCCCTTGAGGACGTAGCGCCCACGGGCATCCTTGTCAACGAACGCGGCGAGTGGCCCGCCCACATCCCCGACGACCGCGCGAATCTGCGGGTTGGCAGCGACAAGCCCCTCAATGTAGGGCGGCAACCATGTCGCGCCCTGGCGGTGCTCGTCGAGCTCGACATGCCACCGAGAGTCCGAGCGTGCGCCGGCCAGGACGACCGCGGCTGACGCTTGGTCTGGTCCGACCTCAATCCCGAGAGCGAACCGGTCGACGGCCACCGAATGCACGTCGCCGACCATGTCCCACGAGTCGCGGGGGATAACACCGCCCGCGTGCTTCGGGTCCCAGATGCCCAGCGCCTCGCGCAAGAACGATGCGTCGTTGGTCAACTGCTCACGCATTCGGAGCATCGACTCGACCGGCGTTCGGTCCGGGTAAGACGGATTGGCGATCTCCCACTGCTGGCGGTCGTCAGGATCGGCACCGCGGTCGGCTGAGCACTCGACGTACACAGCGTCACCCCGCGTCAAGCGGACCCGACCATTCGGGTCCTCGCCCTTGAGTGCTTTATCGCGACGATTCGAAAACTCCTCGCCGGGGTCAATCGGTCGAGGTGGAGTCCCGATGAAGAACAGTAGCGCCCCGGCCTCGTGCCGACTCTGGTTCGCTGCGGCGACCATGTCCTCAAGAGCCTTCTCCGTGAGGATCTGTGCCTCGTCGAACACCTCAGCGTCGACCTGGTCGAACCCGCGGCCAAAGCCCTGCTCTCGCGCGCCGAACATGATGACCGAACGGTTGCGGAACCGGATCTCCTGCTCCCCGTTCGTCGTTCGGACCGCGAGCACGTGTGGCCAGATCCTCTTGCGACGCACCATCCCCTGGAACGACCCGAACGCCTTAGTCGCGGTCTTGGTCCGATGCGCAGTCCACAGGACGGTGAACCCAGGGAAGATGATGCACAGAGCGATCAGGATCATCCCGACCAGGAACGTCTTGCCAACCTGGCGCGGAATGCTCAGGATGACTCCGCCAACAGTCGCGGCATACTTTCCGCTGGCTCGCTTGCCCAGTGCAATCGACCCGACGCCGTGCTGCCATCCGTCGAACTCAACGCCCATCTTCGCGCACTGATCGACCACCCTTGGCCATGCGGTCGTCACGATCCCTTCCGGGATGACGATGTGCCGGGCGACCTCAGATAGCGGCAGCGTCGAACGGCGCATCGGTAACGGCAGTCCGGGTCGCCTCATCGTCCGCGCGAGCGTCAATGGCCTCGATATCGCGGACAATCTCATGGAGCCGGCGGGTCAATGCAGCAAGGTCGCGGGGTGGGCAGTTGGGGTCCTGAACCGCAGCGGCGATGCGCTCGCGCATAGCGGCCAGCAGTTCCCGCGTCGTACCGTAGGCGGCGGCCTCGGTGACCGTCTTCGGCTTTACCGCTCGCTCGTCGGAGGAGACGGCCCGAAGCGCCTTGCGAGTCGTCGCCACGGCGCCACCTCCTTGTGGAAAATGATCGGGGAGGGACCTCGCCTATGCCGGGAAAGGCGGCGTAGGTCAGCCGAGGGGGGCACCCCCCAGGGGCCTACGGAGGCTCCCGGAGCGACGGATGATCGGGGCGTGAGGCTTGTTGCTCTTTGCCCGATTGCATG